CCTTCGCTCATCGTGTCGCCTTCCTTATGCGGTTTTTTATTTCCGTTAATTGTTTGATCGAGAGTCGAAAGAACTCCCGAAGCTCATTTACGAATCGTGCTTTCTTGGCTGCTGAAGCGGTATCAAAGAAAAACTCGGCAAGCTCCCGCCCGTTTCCTAGCGACTCAAAACGAACCTGAAGCGCTTGCAACATCTCACCGCCGGGATTAAATCCTGTTAAATCCGGCGGAGACACGCGCTTGCCGGCAAGGTCACGCCTTCGGGCGTAGCTTTCGGAATATTTAACGAATGTTTTGCCGGTGTAATCCTGGCCGCGCCGTTGCGACCGGTCGATGATTTCTTGTTTCGCATCGAGGCACGCGGCTTGAAAGGCTTTCGTCCTCACATCGAGGATCTCCCTTTCAAGCCCGCGTGCTTTTATCGGATTCCTTATTCTGATACCCACTAGATAAGGAACCAGTTCGTCCCGTCACAATACATCCGGATCGCACCGTAGTTGGTGTTAATGACGTTCGTCGCGGCACCGTTCACCGTCACCGCTCCCGCCGGGTCAAACGTGATGTTTCCGGCCGCTGCGTTTCCGGCCTCATCTTTGATGATGAGAATCCGCCCGGCCACTTGCCCGTCGGCAGGTGTTGAGATGGTTCGAGCGCCACTTCCGAGAACGCCGACAATCACATCATTCGCATCGACGGTGTAACTCGCCGAAACTTCCGTAACCTTGAGACCAAGAATGTCATTCCAAAGTGTCATTTGTATTTCCTAAAAAAAATTAGTTATTTTTTGGCGGTTCATAACCGAGAGCAATCGCGCGTTCCAGTGACACCGGAACCCATTGATGCCTACAGTTATAACCACCGCAGTAAATCGAGACTTCGAGCCCTTGCCCGTTATTCATGCGCGCGATTTCTTCCGTCGTGTAAATCGGAACATCGCGCGGCTCCACACCATCGGGCGAGCCGTCGAGCACGTCCTGACAAAACTCCCGAACGATGGAATCTTCTGGCCCTTGATAAACCCAGAGGTCGAGGTCAAGCTCCCGAGCTTGCTCCGCCGTCATCGTGCGAGAGAACGCCGAAACAGAGGTATTTATTTCGGTTTTTAATTGAGTTCCGAGCCGGTCTCCGAACTCCTCCCGAAGTGCTTTCGTCGTTGGGATATCGCCGAGGACAACCTGCCGCATCACCGCTGAAGAGATGTCGCCGGCATACCGCTGCATCGCTCCGCTGAATTTTCTTTTATCCACCTCGATGAGCGCGTCGATCGTGTTTCTCGTGGTGGAAGAGAAAAGAATATCCCTACCCTTCGCCCGCTCGAGGAGAGTTTGAACCCTCTCGAGTTCGTCGCCGTAAAGCGCGTTAATCGTGCGAAGCTCACGGTCGAGTCCCGCGTTTTGGAGCTCCGTGTAAAAGCTTCCGAGCATCGCCGCAGCTTCTTGAGCCGGGATGACAGTACCGCGCCGCTTCGATTTCAGCCGGTCAATCAGGCCCGAAACATTCTCATCGAGAAGTCGCTCGAGGCGGGCAACGAGTAGCTCGATCCCACGGTCACGCGCCCGGAGGTGCGTCCGGAGTTCTCTCTCTTCCCGCTTCGTCGTCATTGTCGATCTCTTCGATTATCTCCGCCTCTTCAGGCAGTGCCATTTTCTTTACGACCTTTTTCGCCCAGGCTTTTTCCCAGGTTGGGAACCGAGCGATGAGGTCGCGGTTCGCTGCGAACATCTGAAGCTGTTGCTCGATTGCTCCCTGCGTAATGTCACGCGAGAACTTGACCTTGGCCGAGTAGCCCTCGATGCCGGCGAATCGAGCGTAAAGAGAGAGCGCATCGTTCGTAAGCTTCTCGAGCTCGTCGATAGAAGAAAGCACCATTGAGAGAAGATCCTGCTTTCGCTCGGCGATAGTATCGGCCGCCTCAACCGAGGCGGAATCTGACGGAAGCGCCCGCGATTGATTGAACGCCACCTTGAAAATGTTAAGAGACGACGACGAGATCGCCTTTTCGATCGCCTCGGTCGAGGTCGGCTCGATAGCTATCACGTTTGAATCTTTCGGGAGCCGCCCGATGGTATACTCACCGATCGCGAGGAACGCATCGTCATCGATATCGGAGGCGACGAAGAGCCGCTGATATGCCTGATTATTGAGAATATTATCGCGCGTCGAAACGAGGTTAAAGAATCGGAGCGCCTCTTGCGCCGCGTCTTTGATCCAGCTTTCTTGGTTGAAGATCGCCGCAACCGGAAGCCGCTCGAGACCTGGAACGGTCATTTCAGCATCGAGCATCCAGTCGCCACTCGAGAGCGGGTTTTTAAGTGACTGCGATGCCTCGACCTCTTCATTCGTCGCGAGGCGATACCGCCGCGCGCTGTAGATTCCGTTTTCGAGAAAGAGCTGCCGTGAGTACCGATTCCGTTTTGGCTTTTCCTCGAGGTTCGTTCGCGGCTCGTCGAGAAAGTAGTCGAAGCGAAGCGCCTGAAATCCCGCTCCCGGCTCGATCCACCAATCAACGACATCGATCGGGTTTAACACCTGAAGGAACGGGCGGAGACCCGCCGCCTGAGCTTCCGCCACCGTCACCGCTCGAGTTGGGAGCGCATCGACGAATACAATAGGATAGCCGTAGAGAATATACGAAACAAAGACGTCGTTCTTAATGAACGAGAGCAGGTCCGCGCCCGTCCCGTTCACATCATCGAGAAGTCCGCTCTCTCCGAATTGCTCTCTTGCCTCTTCAATATCCGGCGACTGAACGAAGAAAATGGACTGAAGCGTTGAGACGATGCTCTCAATATAATTTGTATACCGGCTCCGTTGCTCCCTGATCTGCCGAATCCGAGCGCCGTCCTGACTCGCCCGCTCGAGAACGTGCGGCCAGAGATACACCTCGCTCGTTAGCGTTGCGTGATCGCCTTCGTATAAGTCGCGGTACATTTTCCATGCCCGCGCCTTCCGCGCATAGTCGGGATGTTGATAGAGCTTCGTCACTGATTTAATCCGTAAACTTTTTTCCCTGCCCTGCCGGTGAAGTTCTTCAACCGAGCAAAGGCGTGATACTTGAGAGCGTCAAAATGATCTGTCCAGTCGTCGTCCGCGGGCTTATCGAGCTTCCGCGTTCCCTCTTTCCAGGTAGTCGAGGAGAGCGAGCGCTGAATCTTTACGCACCGCCGGCAGACGAACACGAGGTTCTTGGCGAACGCCCGGTTTAGCGCCTCGACCGATTCAGTCTCGAGCGGGTTCGATGCCGCCGCCATAATCTCGACCCGACGATACCCGAGGTCTTTTAAGTACCGTTTGATGTTGTCGTAATCGCTGCCGGGCGTCTTATGACTCTTCGCGTTGCCGCTCGAGTCGCCCATGAGCGCGATCGGCGTATCTCGAAAGTAAGCGACCGGGAACTTCCTAGAGAACTCGAGCACCGCCTCATCGAGGTGCGAGTGCCCTTCGTTCGCTTCGTCGATAACGAGATACCGAGAGATCCGCTCTCCGTACTCCTCGAACGTAAAGTTCTGTAAAGCGACCCAGGCAAGCCGGGAGTTCGCATTGAAGTCCCACGAGAGGTCAATACCGAGCGCCGGGTCGCCGGCGATATCGCTCACCACATGGCGCTGCGGCGCGTAATTCGATGCCGCAAGCCCGGAGGTGAACGGAACGAACCGCCCGAACCTGTAAGCCTGAATGAGCGCCGCTGAGTGCCCATAGGTGTCTTGGAGGAGCTCGATGTATCCCGGCCGGATGTGCGGGTTGTCATCGGTCCACACGGTGAACCGCCTGAACTTCCGCTCCCGATGCCGATGGTCTTTCAACTCGGACAGATCCCAGCCTGGGAGCGTCTCAGAATCGAAGACATCCGAAAAGTCGTTTAAGCCCTGCGGCGCTCCTGACTTAAACATCTGCCACCGCGTGCCGCCCGGTGCTCGAATACGAGAGCGGAGGTTATCACTCGCCTCGCGGGAGATGATACCCGACTCGTCTTCACTCGCGTGGGAATACTCCGCCGCGATGATCTTATTCGGCGCATCCGCCGAGAGAAAATGCACCTCGTGACCCGTCTCGGTGTAAATCAGTTTCGGGTACGGTGATTTAATCACGCGAAAATCCCGGCTTTCCGAATACCCGCATTGAGCGAGTACCTTTCGGAAAGTCGGGATTGCCGCGTCGTGAATCTTTTGGAACGTCGGCTCAAGAAACGCCGAATACTTCGCCTCTCGGTTAAACTCCGTCGAGAGGAGGTGATGCCACTGCACCTCGCCGTGAGTTTTTCCCGCACCGAGTCCCGCGGTCACCGCGAAGACCTCGGTCTCGGAATCCTTAATTGCTTCGCCGACCCACCACGCCGCCGGAACGGTGACGGTAGTCATTTTGCCTCGGTCGGCTTGTCAGAGAAAACGAAAGAAACGGACGGCCGCTCTTTCGGCTCGGTCTTTTCACTCTCAGGGAGAATGTCATCACCGTAAAGCTTCGGGAGCACCTTTGACATGATCCACTTTCGGGTATCGACCCGGAGCCGAGCCCTCGCGATCGCCGCATGATCGGGCCTCTCATCTCCGCGCTCATCAACAAACTTATCGCGGGTGAGGTCGTCAGAGATTTTGACAATCTCCTCGAACATCTTCGAAGCTTTGAGCTTACGCGCGCGCGCGTACATATTACTAAATTCGGGATTGCTCTCAGTCCATCGCCAAAACGTAACGAAGGAGATGCCGACAGAGTCGCACGCTTTTTCTAAGGTACCTCCTTCGAGGAGATAGTTGTCGATAAACGTCTCGGCGAGTTTGTCGCTGTACTTCGTCGGTCGACCGCGGCCCATCGTGTCTGCATAGAAAAATCAGTTGATAACTCTCGTCGCGGCTCCTTCCGCGAAGCGAGAAAAAAACCGGCCGCGCCGATGGACACGGAACGCGACCGGTCGAGGAGAGAAAAAATCTAAAACCTACGAAAACGACGAGCCCATATCGTCGAATCGGGCGAGGTGCCACTCGAGCGCGAGCGGTCGCGGAGAGACGCTTTTTTTAAGACATCCCGCCATCATGAGTAGGACGAGAGCGACCACGACCGCCTGTCCGCTCCTCATGAATCCACTCGCGAATAAATTGTTTTTCGTTTGGAACATTTGCACCGAACTTTTTCACCACGAGTCGGTAAAGCTGGATCGGATTCTCGCAGACAATCAGCGTGCATTTTTGCACCTCCTCAATCGGAGAGAATTGGATACAAAACGCGCGCTTTCTGATATAATCGACCAGTTTATCGTCGCGAATCGCCTCGCGGATTGCGCGCCGTGTTTTAGGCTCGACGGTGCCGAGCGCCTGACACAGCCGGGCGTAAGCTTTCCCGTTCATCTCGAACTTGAGATTTGCGGGATGATACTCAAGGAGATATTTTCTCCCGTCTTTTTCGAGCGCGAAGTCAACGAACCGCCCGAACCCGATCGGAACCTGATACGTCTCACCTTCTTTGATCTTGAACCTCGGAACGTACCGCTCGAGCAGAATCGCACATGCCACCTCGCACCTTGAATGAAAGCGGATACCATGGTGGATCATGTCGGGTCGTGCCGAGGTTCTAAATTCTGCGAGCTCCTTTGAGAATCGTTCGCGTGAAAGGTCGGCCGGGCCGCTTGACGGCTGCGGGTCGTGACCTTCGCGGTTCATTTTGTGCTAGTTGTAAAGCTCAGGGACGAGGAGTTGATGCGCCACGAGGTCGCGCTCAAACTCATCGCGAACCCGGTTTAGCATCCGATAGACTTTTTTTGGCGAGGTTTCGAGAACCTCGGCAATTTCATCAACGTGCCACCGGGAAAAGTGGTACAGGGCGAAGGCTTTCCGGTGCGCCATATCAAAGTCGGCGAGCGTTCGTTTGAGTGAATGAGTAACTTTTGAGTACAGGTCGCGCGGCGAGTCGAGCCCACCAAAGTATCCCGCAAAGTCATCTGACTGCGGGAGCGTCGCCGAAGTACGCTCGATCAAGTTGATCGCCCGTTGCCTGACAGGCGATTGATTCAGATAAAATCTTATCGCCGCTCGGTAACTTTGAAAAAACACGATTCCACCCTCAATAATATCACAGAAATTTTCCTGTCAAGTGGTTGGCGTTTTTCGCCCGTTCATCATCGCGGCAAGTTTTGCCACCCGCGCCTCGTGCGCTTTTCGCTTTCTGGCCTCCCACGTCTTCGTGATCTTGTCAGAGACTGCCAAGCGAGTCTCTTCAGAAATGCGCCGTTCGCCCTCATCAAGCGCGGTTTGACTGAGAGCGCTGATTTTCCCGAGGTCCACTTTTCGCCGAATGTAATCAGCCATGCCCTCGACATCGTCGGTGAGAAAGCTGAGCCACCAAAAGAACGAGCACCCTTCTGAAGAGTCGGAAAGGAGCCAGGAGAGAGCATCGGCACGACGGTGCGGCTGCGACCCGTGCGCCGCCTCCCGAAGCCCGTTCAGGATGACCGCTCGTGCGAGCTTCTGCTCACCCGTCCAGGTGTGCCGCTCGGATTGAGGGTCGGCCATATAAAACTCGACTTGATTACGTTTCACGGAACAAATACCGAGGGAAAAGAGCCTGAAAGAGTTTGGCTTTAATTTTATATTCCGGCGTTTTGAAGCCCTTAACATCTTCGACCACGTCACGACCAAGTGCCGTATCCCGGTAACGAAAATCCGCGCGATAGGTGGTCACATGAACACCCTCGACGAAGAGCTTGAAAGAAGGCTGAAGCTCGAGGTCGAGGATATCGCCCGCGTGTTGAGCGAGCTTTAACTCCTGATGCCGCGCCGCCTCTTTTTTCGAAGCGAAGCGGATGCCATCGACCACGGTCGGCACCGCCCGATATTTCGACCGCGATTTAATGAAAGCCATTTTTTGAGACCTCCTCATCGCGCGCCGCGTTCTTTTGTTTTAGTGCTTCGACCGCTCGAGCGATCTCGAGCACACGGCCTGCATCGGCGATCTGCTTCATCGTTTGACCGAGCTGCATCAGGGCCCTTCCGAGTTTTCGGTATTCTGCCGGGAGGAGGAGAAGAGCGAGAGCGATCCTCATTCGTTTGAGCATACTTCCTCCGGCCCTTGAGGGAGCGGCATCCAGTGTGTAACCTGCTCAATCGGTTTGACGTCGAAAGGGATCTCACTTTCCAGATCGTCGGTGTCTGGAATCCAGTCGCGGCCAGACCACGAGGCGATCGAGGGTCGCGACCAAAAGGTTCGCCCGGGCTCACCTTTCCAAAGGCCCATCACGAGAACGTGTTCACCGATCGCGGGAGTTTGTTCTTCGACTTTTTTCCAATCATTTTTCTTGCTTGAAATTTCACCAGTCATTTTCTTCATCCTCCTCATCTCTAAAGTTGAATCGAATCCTCGCCTCGAACGTGAGCGAGTCGCCGACGTTCACCTCAACCGAATCGGCTCCCGTTCGCCGATCGCTCGGGTGCCGAACGCAACGAACGAGACGATCCTCGCTCCCTTCTCTCGCCCTTTTTCGTGTGAGCTCCCTGAGCCCTCGAACGCGCTCCTCCGAGAGCTCTTCGAGTGGAACCCGCACGACGATCGCGGGAGGCGCAACCATGAGGTCGAGACACCACCGCTGCATCTCGTTTGTCGTGCGTTGCTCCCAGAGCTTCGACAGAAGAAACTCGACGGTCTCGAGCTCAAGCGGAGAGAGCGCCGGATCAAGGCCGGCGAGCCCTCGCGCGTGCGGGTGGTGTTTCCAGCTTTTCGGCTCGGATTTGAGCGTCTCAAGTTCCATTGCCTCACCTCAAAAAGGAAACTCTTCCTCATCGATCTCTCTCTTCGGTGAGACCGCCGCGGTGACTGTCCCGAGTAGCGCCTCGACTTTCTCGGTCGCATCGAGCCGCTCGAGCTTCCCGAACACGTCGAGGTAATCGGCGACCACCTCGACAGCCTCTTTCTCGGTTCCGTCTTTTCCGGTGTATTTCCGCTTCTGGATCCGCCCGTGGAGGACGACGGGAGCTCCCTTGTCGCCATCACGAGCGATCTTTTCGGCGAGCCGACCGAAGGCAACGCAGTTGTGCCAGGTGGTCTCTTCCTGCCACTCTTCCGAGCCCGGTGATTTCCACGAGCGCGAGGTCGCGAGCGAGAAGTTCGCGACCTTCGAGCCGTTCCCGGTTTCCTTCAGTTCCGCGCGCCGTCCCATATTTCCGCGCAAAATCGTTAGGTTTAAGGTGCTCATTTTTTCTCTCCTGTTTTTCAAGTTAAGGGTAAAACTTCTTGTCTCAATCGCTTTACGATTACGTCGCAATACTTCGGGCTCATCTCGATTCCGATCGCTTTTCTTCCGAGGTTTTTCGCCGCAAGGAGGGTCGTCCCGCTGCCAGCAAACGGATCGAGGATTGTCTCGTTCGGATTGGAAAAAAGAGTGACAAGCTCAAGCATTAAAGAGAGCGGCTTTTGTGTCATATGCCCGGTATCGTGCGGGACGTTGTTGTGAACGTAAAACCCATGACGCCCGCCTCCGTTCCATGATGAGCGACTTTTTCCGGCCCACGCTGTGACGATCACCTCGTAACCCATACCCGGACGATCTCCGGTGAATTGACACGCGCCGTTTGGCTTTCTCCAAATTTGCGTCCGTAGGTATCGGGCGGGAGCAAGCGCGCTCTTCCACGCGGTGACCGCCTCGACCTGAGCGAAGATCAAGATCCACCCTCGAGACAGTTCCGCGAATTTTGTTCCGACCGTTGAGCGAGTTCCCTCATCAATCGGATCGAAGTCGATTACATAGTCGCGGACGGCGAAGCCGTCTCGAGCTGTATTACCTCGCCGAGCCAATGTGTGAGCCTCCGCCTCATAGGGCGGATCAGTAATGACATGATCCACCGGCTCCAGGTGCGGGAGAATCTCGCGACAATCGCCGCGGTACAGGGTGACCGCCGCATCTTCGTAATAGGGAGCCGGGAGAGTCATATTCCGAAAACACCCAAGTAATCCGCGACCACCTCGACCGCCTCTTTTTCTGTCCCGTCTTTCCCGGTGTATTTTCTTTTCTGAATACGCCCGTGGATTACAACCGGAGCGCCCTTATCGCCATCACGTTCGATCTCGCCGTTTTTGACATGATCGAGCGAGAGCACGACGACCACCCGCTCTTTGAACATTCTCGAAGCGGCGAAGCGCTCGAGGAGTGCATCCGCGGCTTTCTCGTAGCTCGGAAACTTCCTCTCGACTCCGTCAAGGAGGAGAACGAAAACGTCTCTCTCTTCTTTCTTCTTCTTTTCTTTTTTCATGATGCTTTCTCCACCAAAGCCAAGCCGTAAGGGCGCGGCCCGAAGCGCCACACCTGACCGTGACCGAGGTCCTCCTCGATGTCCGGGTTCTGAGGTTCCATGAAGCGAGGGAGCATCTCGCCTTCGAAGCTCCACATCCCGGCCGGGATTTCGTTCGTCTTTTTTTTCGTGGTCGTCGCGAAGCCCTTCGGGTGTCGGCGGTAAACTGTGATGGTCCCGCGCTCGTGGTCTCTCTTCATCGATTCCCAATAATAGCGAACGCGGGCGAGGTACTCGTCTTTCCCGCCGAAGAGGGTCGGCGTGGGCTTCATCGAGCGGCCGAGAGCGGAGGACAGGTCTGCCGGCTTCGGTGCGTAAGCCGCAGTTTTTAGCACCTCATCCATCGCTTGCCTGAAGGCGACCGGGTTCTCGTTTTGAAAAAGGCGATGCCAGCCATCGACCACCTCGCTCGAAACGTCAAACTTCGGGAAAAACGTTTTGACCGACATCAAAACTTCAGTGAGTTCGCTTTTTGTGAGCATTGGCTCGTTCCTCCTGTTCGTAACGTTTTTTCAGTTCCAAAATCTTCGCGCGTTCGGTCGCCCGCTCATCCGGTGGATCGGACGCGCGTTTGGTGAGGTATGTTTTTTTTGTTTCGTTCCAGGTCTGGCCATCGGCGATCGCCCGGTCGCGCCATTGCTGCACGACAGCCCAGGTGTTCGAGGCAAGGTGTTCGCCCTTCGCGGCGCGGTAAAGGGCGATGGTGCGGAGCCAGTACTGAAGCTCCTCGGCGGGCATCCGGGTGAGGAGGTCTGCTTTTTCCGAATCAGAAAGATTCGATTCAGGGAGCGCGGGTGTGCTCTCTTGTTTGTTTGTCTTGTCTGTCTTGTCTGTATTGTTCTGTATTGTTATGGCATTGCAAACCGGATCCAATTGCTTTGCATTTGGTATGCAATTGGATTGCAATTGCATCCAACGTCTTGAACTTGCTTCACTTCGTCTTTTGGAAAGTTGCTCGGCATGACCGAGCTCACGCTCGACGGCGAGGAAAACGAGGTGCCCGTTCCTCTCTTCGAAGAACCCGAGCCGCTTCGCGATGGTGATGAACTGAACGACCTGGGCCTCATCGACCCGGAGCGCGAAGGCGAGTGAAAGGAGGGTGTCCTCGCCGAGCTCGATTGAGCCACCCGAGGCGGTGAAGTACTCAAAACTAAGCCAGAAGAGCCCGATTCCAGCCGGTCCCATCTTCGCCTGGAGCGCCGCCATCCCTGGAGCGCTCGAGGCGCTGACATCGTGCCTGAACCATTGAACTGACATCGGCGAATCCTCCCAAGTCGCCGTTTTTTTTATTTTTTTCCGACTGATTCTGGCGGATTTCTTTCATTTTGCGATGAAAGTCGCTGGAATTAGTAGCAGAAGCTCGCGAAGGCGACAAAGCGAGCACGACAACAATCACTCGATTTTTTGATTCGGGAAAGACACTATTTTTTGTTCGTGTCTTTTTTTTCGGTGAGGCCGTAATCGGCCGCGAGCGCGGCGCTCCGCTCGAGCGCGTTTTCGCGCTTGATGTACACCTCGGTCGAGTCGCGCTTCGCGTGCCTCATCGCGAGGCTAATGTCGGCGAGCGGGACATTCAGCGAATCGAGGTAGGTCGCGAAGCTGGCGCGCGCTGAGTGAGGTGATTTGTTTTTAAGCCCTACGACCGCCGCCACGCGCTTAAAAACCCGATAGGCGGCCACCTTACTGAAATCTTTTTTTTGCCCGTCTGTGGCGTTGATAGAGCCTAAAAACTGGCTTTCGTCAGAG